GGCACGAGCGCGACATCTCGCATTCCTCGGTCGAGCGCAATATCGGCCCCGACGCCACCGTGACCCTCGATTTCGCCCTCGCGCGTCTGACCGGTGTCATCGACAAGCTGATCGTATACCCTGACAACATGCTTGCCAACATGAACAAATTCCCCGGCCTCGTGATGAGCCAGCGGGTGCTGCTGGCGCTGACGCAGGCCGGCGTCAGCCGCGAGGATGCCTATAGACTCGTGCAGCGCAACGCGCTCAAGGTCTGGGAGACGGGCTGCGACTTCCGCACCGAGTTGCTGAACGACCCGGAGGTGACCGCGGCGCTGTCTCCCGCGGAAATTGATGAAAAATTCGACCTCGGCTACCACACCAGGCATGTGGACACGATTTTTCGCCGCGTTTTCGGAGAAGCGTGATATCCTAAGCTTCCATGACCAAGGGAGACAGATCATGAAGCTCACGTTCGGACTTGCCGCCCTCGCCCTCGTCGCGATGCCTTCCTTCGCGATGGCCGCAGGGTGCAGCTACGGCAAGGACAGACAGGCGATGTCCTGCGCCGAGGGCACGACCTGGGACAGCGCGACCAGCACCTGCACACCGGTCGCGTCCAGCTGACACCATACCGGGGCGGCGTCCCCGCCCCGGCTTCATCTTTCCGAAAATACTCGATATCCCGACACCGGCCCTCAGGCGGGCATGCGGGTTTCCACGACCCCGGCCCACCAGCTGCATCCCGCCGGGATCGCCGCGTCGTTGAAATTGTAGTCGGAATTGTGGACCATCGCCGTGTCGCCATTGCCGACGAGGATGTAGGCGCCGGGGCGTTCCTCCAGCATGAACGCGAAATCCTCGCCGCCCATGACCAGCGGCGCCTCATCGCACGCGCCGGCAACGTCGCGGGCCACATCCGCCGCGAACCCGGTCTGCGCCTCGTGATTGACCATGACCGGGTAGCCGCGGTGATAGGCGATGTCAGCCTGCCCGCCGAACCCCGCCGCGACATGCTCGCACAGCGCCCGCAACCGCGTCTCGGCGAGATCGCGCATGTCGCGGCTCATGGTGCGCACGGTCCCTTTCAGATGCACCGACGCCGGGATCACGTTGAAGGCGTCCGACGAGGTCTGAAACGAGGTGACCGAGACCACCACCTGATCCACCGGGTCGGCGTTGCGGCTGGCGATGGTCTGCAAGGCCGTCACCAGATGCGCGGCCATCACCGTCGGATCGACGGTCTCCTGCGGCTTGGCGGCGTGCCCGCCGCGGCCCGTGACTTTGATATCGAACTGGTCGGTGGCGGCGAAGAAGCTGCCCGCGCGAATGGCAAAGCTGCCCACCGGGCGGCCGGGCCAGTTATGCATGCCGTAGACCTCCTCGATGCCAAAGCGCTCCATCAGCCCGTCATCGCACATCGCACGCCCGCCCGCGCCGCCCTCTTCGGCGGGCTGGAAGATCACCACCGCCGTGCCGTCGAAATTGCGCGTCTCGGCGAGGTATTGCGCCGCGCCCAGCAGCATCGCGGTGTGCCCGTCATGGCCGCAGGCATGCATCGCGCCGGTGGTCTTGCTGGCATACGCCACCCCGGTGGTCTCGTGGATGGGCAGCGCGTCCATGTCCGCGCGCAGCCCGATCACCCGGCCCGAGCCGGTGGATTTGCCGCGGATGACGCCGACCACGCCGGTCTGCCCGATACCGGTCACCACCTCGTCGCAGCCGAACGCCGCGAGCTTGTCGGCGACGAGCGCGCTGGTGCGGTGCGTGTCGTAGAGGATCTCGGGATGGGCGTGGATATCGTGCCGCCATGCGGTGATCTCGTCATGCATGTCGGCAAATCGGTTCCTGATGGGCATGGGCCCCTCCTGTGGGTAACTGCGCGTTACCCGCAAGGTGGAGCAGCCCGCGCGCGGCGGCAAGGGGCGTCAGCCGGCCACGCGCCGCCACGGGGCGTCGCATGACGCAATGGTGTGCAAGCGCGACGCTATGGTCACCCGCGATCCTCTCGCGTGTCGCGCACGGCCCTGTCTCGGCGCGTGCCCGCATCCACGGGCGCGGTGGCGCTTGCCCTGTGCGAGGGCGGGATGCGGGACGCGACCGGCCGGGGTCGCATCGAGGACGGATACGGGCGCGCTGGCGCACGCGGAGCTACAGGTCGCGCCCGGCAAAGCGCCCGGCGCCGAAACTCGCGGAGACCTGCGCCACCTCGATGCGCTTGCCCGTGTCGGGGCCGTCTTCGGCGCGGGCGGCGCTCGTATAGGTCCAGTCCGGCACCGTGACTGTCACCTCGCGCAGCACTTGCGCGCCCCGCCGCACCCGCAAGAGATAGCGCTCGCTCTCCTCGCCGAGCGGCACCTCGGGCGTATCCCAGCGGTCGCCGCCGGTCCGCGTCCGCCTGATCCAGCTCACAAGCAGATCGCCGCCCGCCTCACTCAGGCGCAGATGCACCGGCGCGTAGGGGCGCAACCCGAGCCCGTCGAAGGCCAGCACGGCATGGGCATAGCTCGGGTCGTCCACCGGCCTCCCGCCCGGGCCGATCCGGTAATGCCGGGCCTGCCCGCGTTGCGCCTCCGCGAGCCCGATCTGCCGCGGCACGCCATCGAGGCGCACGAGGATCGACCCTGCGGGCCATGCCGCCGCGCCCTCGGTGCCGAGCTGGCCGCGCAGCCGGTGGCGCAAGGCATAGGTGCCGGGCGCGATCAGCTCGGCCTCGCGGAACTGGAACAATTCCCAGCCGTCCGGCGTGCCGTCGCCGATCGCGCACAGGTTCGCCCCGCCCAGCAGCGCCGCATCGCTCACGCTCTCCAGCGTGCCGTTGCGCATCCGCACGCTCAGCCCCGCGCCCCGGTCGATCCGACCGGGGGCGGCCGGCGCAAGCGCCGTCTCGGTGACGCCCACGGTTGCCTGCGCGGCGATCAGCGTGTCGAGCGCATAATTGGCGTCCTCGTCGGAGGCGTAGAGCGCAGCGGTCCCCGGCCACGGATCGGCGATCACCGCGAGATGCGGCGCGTGCGGCACCTCCTCGCCGGTCAGGAGCGGCAGATCGAGAAAGAGCGGCGTCACCGGCCCCGGTGCCACGAAGGACCGCAGCCGCGAAGGCGCCTCCTCGATCAGGATCGGGCGAAAGCTCTCGGGATCGGTGCGCGTGGCCTCGATGCGCTGCATCCCCGCCATCTGTTCGGCCCGGTCGATGCGGAACAGCCCGCCGCCCTCGGCCTCGGGCAGCTCGATCACGTCGCCCGCCCCGAGCGTGAGCCGCGAGGGCGGCAGCGTGAGACGGAGCGCGTCGACCGAGAGCCGCGCCTCCGACAGCCAGCGCTCGACCACCTGCCGGCCCTCGGCGCGGGTCAGCGAAAGCGACAGCTCCGACATGGCCACGGCATGGGTGGCGTCGTCGGGCAGGATCGCCTCCTCGGCCACGGCCTCGTAATCGCCATCGGCCTCGATGAACCGAAGCCGCACGCGGCCCGCCAGCTCCAGATCGCTGCCGCGGGTCTCCTCGATGACGCCGCCGAGCTCGGGGTCGCGCACCAGATCCGCGATCGCGAGCATCCGATCCGCCCGCCCGTCGCGCGCGCGAAAGCCGAGCTGACCCTCGCGCTCCACCGCATCGACACCATGGGCCAGCAGGAGCGGCTGCAACGCGGCACGCGCCGGGCCCACCTCATCGACGGTATAGCCGCGCACGAAGCCGGTGGCGCGTGTGGCGTCGAGGGCCGAGACATCCGCACGCAAGGCGATCTCGGCGATCACCTCGGCGAGCCGGCGCCCGCTCACGCGGCCGGTGATCCAGTGCCCGCGCGCGTAGTTGTCCCCATCCGACCACAGCCCGGTATTGCCGGGAAACCACGGGTAGGGCCGCGCATCCCAGGCCCAGACATAGGCGTGATCCATGTCGATCATCCGCCCGTCATACGCCCCGGCCTGCGGATTGTTGACCGGATCGCTCCAGTATCCCGTCATCGCGCGCAGATATTGCAACTGGATCAGCTCGTCGCGCGCCCCGGTCGAAAAATGCGGCAGGCGCGATTCGGACGATTTCGGGTCGAGGAACTTGTTGGGCTGGTTGGTGCCCTTGTCCACCGCCGCGCAGCCGTATTCGGTAAAGCGGATCGGCTTGGAGCCCGGCACCCAGGCCGTCGGGTCCTCGCTGCGCACCCCGCCTATCCGCTCGTGATGCGGGTTCTCCCACCAGCTCCGCAGATCCTTGAAACGCCAGATCCACGGCTCACCATACGCGCCATCGGTGATCGCCTCGCGCTCCTGTGCCGCGCGCGCCTGCGCATCGGGGTAGAACCAGTCATACCCCTCGCCCCCCTCGATGTTGGAGTGCAGGTAGTCCAGATCGTAGATCGACGGCCAGATCTCTGCATCGAGATGCTCATGGCCCTCGCGCCAGTCCGACAGCGGCATGTAATTGTCGATGCCGATGAAATCGATATTCTCATCCGCCCAGAGCGGGTCGAGGTGAAAGAACCGGTCCCCGTCCCCCGGCTGATAGCCGGAATATTCCGACCAGTCGGCGGCATAGCTGATCCTGACCTCCGGCCCGAGCAGCGCGCGCACCTCCGCCGCGAGCGCCACCAGTTGCGCGACCGCCGGAAAGCTGTTGCCGGCCCCCCTGATCTGCGTGAGGCCGCGCATCTCCGAGCCGATGCAGAAGGCCTCGACGCCCCCCGCCGCGGCACAGAGCGCCGCCTGATGCAGGATGAAGCGGCGAAACGACCACTCCTCGGGGCCAGTATAGGCCACCGGGCTCCTCTTGACCGCGCCCCCGTAACTCAGCAGGTCGAGCGCGCCGGTGCCCGGCTCGCCGACCGGGACCGCCGCCACGGGCGTCACCGTGAAATCCGAGGCCTGCGCCGTGCCGAAGAACGCCGCCACCTCCGATCCGGCCGCCGAAGTGCCGTCGGGGCTGTCCGTCCGTCCCGGCGCCTTCGAGGTCGTGATCCGCCCGCGCCACGGCAGCACCGGCTGATCGCCTTCGTCGCTCCACGGGTCGGGCAGGCCGTTGCCCGGCATCTGCTCCATCAGGATGAACGGGTAGTAGAGCACGTCCTGCCCCGCCTGCCTCAGCGCGAGGATCGCCTCCACCACTGCCTGATCCGAGGGGGTGCCGCCATAGATCTCGCGGCCCTCGGCATCTTTGGGCACCTCGCCCGCCGCGCCGCGCGTCAGGCTCGACACCGTCCACGGCATGTTGGCCGAGTCGAAGGCCTTCTTCTCGACGCGCGGCTGGATCCGGCAGGTCTCGCAGCGCAGGTCGTCACCGAACCAGCTCACGATCAGCGAGGTCGCCCGCACGCGCGGCAATTCCTCGGTCAGCGCCTCGAGCGCCACCGCGAAATCGCTGCGCGCGCCGGGCGTATTGACATTGACGACCCCCTTGGCGCCAAAGCCGAAATCCATCGTCACCGGCGTCGCGGCGAGCGTGTATTCGCCGGACCCGGGCAGCAGCGCCACCCCGCGCAGGGCATGCACCGGGTCGAGATCGGCGCCGGGGCTCGATATCTGCGCCGGGCGGCAGACCTCGAAGCTGAATTGCGGCACGCGCGTGCCGAAGGGCGTGAGGTCCAGATCCTCGATCACGACATAGGCCGTGCCCCGATAGGCGGGCGCCGCACCCGTCCCCTCGACCGCCTCGATGAGCGGATCGGGGAGCTGATCGCGGCTGCCGGGATAGACCCGCAGGGTGAGGCTGTCGGGCGCGATCTCGGAGCCGTCGGCCCAGATGCGGGACACGCGGGTGATCTCGCCCTCGCAGAGCCCGAGCGCGAGGCTCACCGAATAGCTGATCTCGCGCCGCGTGGGCGTGGCGGGCTTGGGGCTGCCCTTGCCGCCGCCGCCGCCGCGCCCGGGCGTGACCTTGACTTGCTCGCGAAACTCGGTGGCCCAGATCACCTGACCCCCGAGGCGCATGCGGCCGTAAAGCTGCGCGATCGCCTCGCCCTCGCCCGAGCCGGTGAGGCGCAGGCGGTTGACGCGGCCCGTCTCGACCACTTCCGAGCCCTGCCCCAGCAGGCGCTGATCGATCGACCGTCCGATCGCCGCCCCGGCAAAACGCCCGAGCGCGACCGCGGAAATGCCCAGCGCCGAGCCGCCGACCGCGCCGCCGATGGCGGCCCCGGCCGCGGAAAGAAGTATCGTTGCCATGCTTATCCCTCCTCAGGAAAGGCGAACCGCGCCACGATGCGACGCCGCCACGGCGCGCTCAGCGCGCTCTCGACCACGCCATGCCCCGAATAGGCGTGGATGAACCGCGCCCCCGGCCCCGCCTGCGCCATGATACCCAGATGCTTGGCCACGCCGCCCTCGCGCATCCGGAACAGGATCACGTCGCCCGGCGCCTCGGCCGCGAGCGGCCGTTCCACGAGGTGGCGGGCGGCGGCGCGCCACAGCGCCTCGTCGCGGGCGGGCTCGGACCAGTCCATGGAATAGGCCTGCGGGCGCTCGGGCTCGTCGCCCATCACCTCGCGCCAGACCCCGCGCACGAGGCCCAGACAATCGCAGCCCGCGCCGCGGCACGCCGCCTGATGGCGGTAGGGCGTGCCGAGCCAGCCGCGCGCGACGCGGACAACGCGCTCCCCGCGCGCGCTCATCGCCTGCGGCTCCCGCCATCGAGCCGCGGCGACCTGGCGGGATCGGTGATCACCCAGTCGTCGCCGGGAATGTCCGGAAAGCCCTGGAAATTGATCAGATTGTTGAACTTGAAGCGGCAGGTCTCCCGCCGCTTGTCGCAGCCCGCCTCGATCCGCAGTGCGTCACCCGGTGCGACCCCGGCCCCGAGAGGGTGCCACAGCTCGATGACGCGGTCGGGTCCGTCCATGTGGTCGCGTTTGATCATGCCCGACAGGCCCTGCGCCGCGCCGCTCGTGACCCTGAGCACGCCGTGCCGGAACCAGTCCGCGGCGAAGCCGGTCATGGCGGCAAAGCGGAACACGCGGTTCTCCATGACGACTTCGGCCGCGCGCACCGACACATATCCCGGCGTGTCGAGATCGAAGCTGCAGCCGCGATCCCCGAGCACGGCGCTGCACGATGTCTGATAGACCCGGCCCAGCGGCACGTTGAGCGCATCGGTCAGCCCGCGCAATTCCGCCTCGAACGCGCCGCCCGCGCGGCGGATATCGCCGATGGTGCCGGCAAAGATCGCCAGCCGCTGCGTGACATCCTGCCAGTTGACGACCCAGGCGCGCACCGCCGCGCCGTCATAGCGCCCGGCCTCGATATCCGCCTCGTTGATGGCGCTGTCCGACAGCGCGCCCAGCGCCTCGGTGTTGTTGACGGCAAGCCCGGTGCTCGCCGCCACCGCGCGCGCGCTCATTCCGGTATCCGGGCGGAAAACGATACCCTCGAAGGCGAGCGCGCGGTCGTGATCGGTGAACCCCATCACCGTCCCGTCGCGCCGCGTCAGCGCCCAGGCCCGGCAGGTGGTGCTCACGCCATGACCCAGATGCGCGGCCAGCGCCTCGGCCCCGGTCATACCCGGATCTCCACCACCGGCACGTCGGGCACCTCGCCGGCCTCGAACGATGCGAGGCTCACCGCGATGCGGTCGGTATCGAACCGCACCGGCACGTCGAACTCGTAGCCGGCGGTCACCACGACATCGCTGCCGGGCGGCACGGAGAAGGTGACGATGCCGGTGGTGTCGTCCACCGCGTAATCCACCCCCTCGGTCATCTCGAGACCGTCGAGGCCGATCCGCACGCTGCCCGCCACCGGCTTGGTGATGGGGCGCACGGCGTCCTGCGCGCCCGAGCGGTAGGTCTTGCGCAGTTGAAACGCCACCGTCGCATCGTCGCCCAGCCCGATGCTCTGGTCGTCGAAGGCCGGCGCGGCCCCGGCGCGCGACGATTTGTAATCGCTCCAGTCCTTCCAGCGAAAGCCGTAAAGCTGCCCCTGCCGCGCCTCGAAGAACGCGATCAACGCCTCGATATCCTCGAGGCTGCGCAGCGCCATGCCCGCGTCATAGCGCCTGCGCGACTGCGCCCAGGGCGTGTTGCGCTCCTCGAAGCCGCTGGCCAGCGTGACGATCTCGGTGAGCCGTTCCGGCCCCCCGATCGAGCCGAAGCTCAGGCTCGCGGGGAATCGTGTCTCGTGAAAGCTCATGGCCCATCTCCCTCTCAGCGGTTGCGCGCGCCGCGCCCGATGGCACGGCCGAGTTGCGCGGCGATCTGCCCTTGCGAGCGGCGGAAGCCCTCGACATCCGGGGTGGTGACATTCATCACCACGCTCACATTGCCGCCCGATTGCGCGCGCACGCCGAGCCGGCCGTCGGGTCCGCGGCTGAGCGGCATGATCGCCTCCGGCCCGGCCTCGCCCATCAGACCGGTGCGCCCGCCGCGCATCGGAAAGCTCACCGGCCCGCTGACGACACCGCCGGTGGCAAAGGGCATGACCCGGCCCTGCGTGAACCCGGCCCCGTTGGCAAAGGGCAGCAGACCGCCCACGAGCGCGCTCACCCCCTGCGACAGCAGCCCGCCGGCCTGATCGGTGACCGGGCGCACGGCGTCCTTGAACGCGGTGTTGACCATCGTGGTGGCGAGCCGCCGCAGACTGTCGCTGAGGCTGTCGCCCTGCACCACGGCGCCGCGGAGCGCGCTGCTCAGCCTGTTGCTCAGCCCCCGCTCGAAGCTCTGCACATCCTGCCCGGCGGCGGCGAACCCGCCGCGGACGCGGCTCAGCTCCCCGGCAAAGGCGGCGGCGACGCTGCCCGCCTGCCCCATCGCGTCGTCGAGCGCCGCGATCTGCGCCTCGAAATCGTCGGCGCGGTCCAGCTCATCCATCGTTCATCTCCTCGGTCTCGTCGGGAAAAGTCGCCAGCAGCGCCTCCAGCCCCTCGCGGGCCATCGGGCGCGGCCCGGCGCGCTCGCCCAGCATCAGCGAAAGCTCGGCGGGCGTCAGCGCCCAGAATTCGCCCGGGCGCAGGCCGAGCCCCTGCACGCCCGCGCGCAGGAGCGCCGGCCAGTCGAACTGCGCCCCGCTCACCCGTCGCCTCCCGGCAGGGCAAAGGCCCGCGCCAGAAGCTGTGCCGCGGCCCGCGCCGCCGCGAGCGGCCCGCCCTCGATCTCGGCGGTGACGAGATCGGAGGCCTGCCCGCGCCAGCCGCCGCCACGCAGCCCGGCGACGATCACCGCCAGCACGTCGCGCGAGGAAAAGCGTCCCTCCTCGAAGCGCGCGACCAGATCGACGAGCGACGCGGCCTCGAGGGCGGCCTCCATTTCCGCGAGCGCCCCGAGGGTGAGCCGCATCACCTGCCGCTCGCCGCCGATGACCAGCGAGACCTCGCCTGCAAAGGGGTTGCCCATGGTGCCGCTCACAGCGCCACGAAACCGAGCTGGCCGGCCGAGGCGAGCGACAGTTCGTAGGTGGCCTCGCCGTCATGGGTGCCGCCATACTCGATCGCGGTGACCTGGAAGCGGCCCTCGATGGTGCCGAAATCGGGAATGACGACCTGAAAATCGGGCATTTCCCCGTCAAAGAAGATCTGGCGCATCCGCGCATCGCTCGCGGCGTCGCGGAAAATGCCCGAGCCGCTGATGCTCGCCGACTTGACGCCGGCCCCGGCCAGCAATTCGCGCCAGCCGCCGGCGGATTCGAGGCTGGTGGCATCCACGCTCTCGGCGTTGAAGCTCACGCGCGTCGCGCGCAGCCCCGCCACCGTCTGGAAATTGCCGCCACCGGTGAGATCGACCTTGATGAGAAGGTCCTTGCCGTTCTGAACTGCCATGTCGTGTCTCCGTTCTGTGTTGAATCAGGCGCCGTCGTCCACGCGCGCCCGAAAGGTGAGATCGATCCGCCGCCGCTGTCCGTCGCGGCTGCGCGCGGCGCGGGCGCGCAGGAAATTGAGCGACACCAGCCGCCCGCGGTCGAGCGTCAGCGCGGCGCTCTCGAGGCTGTCGCTCACGATGCCCGCCGCCTGCTTGGCGGCGAGAAAGCCCGCGCCCGTGCTCACCACCGAGACGGTGACGCGATGCACCGCCCCGGGGCCGGACCCGTCGCCGCGCTCGACCGCCTCCTCGGGGCCCAGCGCGACATAGAGATCGGGCACCACGCCCTGTGGGGCGGCGTCGAAGATCGCGCCGCCGGTCATCGCCGCGAGCGCCGGATCCGCCGCGAGGTGCTGAAAGAGCGCCGTCTGCAGCGCGGCCGCCATGCCATAGCTCATGCCACCACCTCCTCCTCGGACCAGAGCGTGAGATACCCCGGCCCCGCGTCGCTCTCGGTGACCGCCAGGATGTGAAAGAGCCGGGCCCCGTCGCGCAGCCGCTGTCCCGGCCCGGGCCGCGACGGCGCGCCCTGCGGCGCTGC